AAACCCATTACTGCTGCCGACATCACTGTGAGTCACCCTTTTGACAACTGTGTTTTGTTAAAATATCAGTCTGTGCCAGATCTTGCCAAGAGTTTTTTCCGCCTGGCTGAGTATCACGAAGGTCATAGAAACAGTGGAAAATACAGTCAAGTCAGTTTGGTTGATTTTTTGGACCACTGGGTTGATCGAACCGGCGAAGTGGACTACTTAAAATTTTGGGATGGATTCAACATCACAGATCGAACATTTGTGAATTGGCTTAAGTCAGCCAAACCATTGTCTGCTGCAGAACAGGTCATGGTTGATGTAATCAAAAAAGCCACCAAAGGTATGAAAAAGTTTTGTATAATTGGTGTAGGTAGCACAGACTCAGACACTGAAAAACACGAATTGTTTCATGCCAAATATTATTTAGATGCTGACTTTCGGTCAGCTGCTGACAAACTCTTGAAAGATCATGCAACAGATCCTGCTGTCAAGACTATTGAAAAAATTCTACGTACCAAGTTAGATTACAAAAATCATGTCGAAGAAGAAATTGCTGCTTACCTGTACACTGGCAGTCAATTGAAATCGGTGTTTGGAATAAACCCTCGAGAGCTAGTTAAAAAATTTCAACAATTAGAATAAAATACCCTTAGGACCGTCACAGTTTACTGTGCCTAAGGCGTCTGGTGCCCACTACCAGTAAACAGGCTTCGCTATCCTTGTTTTACAAAGTGTGGGGCTTTTATTTGGTCAAACACATGGGAAAACTATCAATTGCATCAGTACTGATTTACCTGACCTGGGTAATATATGTAATTTGTTTCTGGTAAAACAACTCGATTAAGTCATTGACTTACGCATACACAACCTATATAATAACTCTACAAAGGAGATATTATGGACGCACCCACTTTCAGTTCTGAACAAAAAGCCAAACTCACTGCCATCGTCAACGAAGGCATGCAGGTCATGCACGAAGTAGAAACACTCAATGCCGGCTTGTCAGACACCATCAAGGCCATTGCCGAAGAAATGAATATCAAACCCAACATTTTGAAGAAAGCCATTCGTTTGGCACACAAAGCGGAATTTGGTCGAGAACAACAGGACCACGAACTGTTGGAAACAATCTTGACCACCGTGGGTAAAACTCTGTAATGATTGACATACGCGGTTTTGTATACGATATAATTGACTGGGCCGAAAAGGACTATCGAATATGGCCTGTAAGATTCGTGCTGGAAGTCACAGCATGGGTTACCAGCATTGCCTGTTCTACAATTATGGCGTTTACTTTGCCGCATCCACCATTCTTGTTGCTGTATCCCATGTTCATTGCTCAGTGCGGTATATTTGCCTGGGCTGCATGGACACGGCAAAGTCTTGGAATGTTGGGCAATTATATTTTACTAATAAGTATCGATATAGCAGCCTTGATCAGATTGATCACGCTGTAAGCGTCGCCCACTCTACGGGCAAGTACACGGCCAGGTGAGCCACAAGTCACTGGGAGAAGCAATTTGAGTTATGTAGATGCCCTGTTCGATCGAGACAAAGATCGAATCCACGTAGTTGAACGCATCAACGGCGTTCGCAAATATCAAGAGTATCCAGCAAATTATATTTTCTATTACGACGACCCCCGCGGTAAGTTTCGTAGTATCTTCGACACACCGGTTGCACGTTTCAGCACAAGAAACAACAAGGAGTTTCGCAAAGAAATTCGCATGCACACCGGCAAACAACTCTTCGAAAGCGATATCAATCCAGTATTCCGTTGTCTAGCGGAAAACTTTCTAGGTGCTGATGCTCCAAAATTACATACAGCATTCTTCGACATTGAAACAGACTTTGATCCTGTGCGTGGATTTTCGAGCACAGAAGAAGCTTTCAACAAAATCACAGCTATCACAGTTTATTTGGATTGGTTGGATCAACTAGTCACCTTGGCTATTCCTCCCAAGTCAATGAGCATGGAGACTGCTAGAGAGATTGCAGCTGAATTTGACAACACATTCATGTTTGAAAAAGAAGCAGACTTGTTGGATTCGTTCTTACATCTAATCGACGATGCTGATGTGCTGTCGGGCTGGAACAGTGAAGGTTATGATATTCCTTATACTGTGAATCGTGTTACACAAGTATTGAGCAAGGATGATACCAGACGTTTTTGTCTATGGGGACAGATGCCCAAGGCACGTACCTTTGAACGCTTCGGTAAAGAAAGTCTCACATTTGACTTGGTGGGACGAGTGCATATGGACTATATGCAACTGTATCGCAAGTACACCTACGAAGAACGTCACAGTTACAGTTTGGACGCTATTGGCGACTACGAAGATCTTGGCTCAAAAACCACATACGAAGGTACCTTGGATCAACTGTACAATCAAAACTTCCGCACGTTTATTGAGTACAACAGACAAGACGTGGTACTGGTCAACAAGATTGACAAGAAGTTAAAGTTCTTGGATCTAGCCAACACTATTGCACATGAAAATACTGTGCTGTTGCCGACCACAACAGGTGCTGTGGCTGTAACTGAACAGGCCATCATTAACGAAGCACACGCACGTGGTATGGTTGTTCCCAATCGTAAAAGTTATGGTGATGATGACAACACACAAGCAGCAGGTGCTTATGTGGCCTATCCCAAAAAAGGTCTGTGGCAAGACATTGGATCCATTGACATCAACAGTCTATATCCGTCAGCCATTCGTGCCCTAAACATGGGGCCAGAAACCATTGTGGGACAACTGCGCCCTACAGCTACAGACGCATTAATTGCAGAACGCATGAGCAAGGGCACGAGCTTTGCAGCAGCCTGGGAAGGTTTGTTTGCAACCTTAGAATATACTGCTGTAATGGAACAGAATCGCGGCTTTGAACTCACTGTTGATTGGCAAGATGGCACCAGCACCACCATGTCGGCAGCTGAATTTTGGCCCATCATCTTCAACAGCAACAAACCCTGGATCATCAGTGCCAACGGCACTATCTTCACTTACGACAAGGAAGGTATCATTCCTGGATTGCTGGCTCGTTGGTATGCTGAACGTAAAGAAATGCAGGCCACGTTGACTCGTGTAAAAGAAGAAGGCAATCATGAGCTAGAAGAATACTGGGACAAGCGTCAGCTGGTCAAGAAAATTAACTTGAACAGCCTATATGGTGCTATTCTTAACCCGGGTTGTAGATTCTTTGACAAGCGCATTGGACAATCAACAACACTGACTGGTCGAAGCATTGCCAAACACATGGATGCTTATGTGAATGAATGTATCACTGGCCGATATGATCATGTAGGTGATGCCATCATTTACGGCGACACAGATAGCTGTTACTTTACAGCATATCCTGTGCTGAAGAAAGAAATAGATGCAGGCCGCATGGTCTGGAACAAGGATACTGCAATTGCCTTGTATGATTCGATTGCTGATCAAGTCAACATCAGTTTTCCTGGCTTTATGGAACAGGCGTTCCATTGTCCTAGAGAAATGGGCGGTATTATTCGAGGCGGCAGAGAAATTGTGGCCAGTACCGGACTGTTCATTACTAAAAAGCGTTATGCTGTGTTGTTCTATGACAAAGATGGCAAACGCTATGATATGGGTGGCAAACCTGGCAAGGTCAAGGCCATGGGCCTGGATCTCAAGCGTTCGGATACTCCAAAGGTTATCCAAGAATTTCTAAGTGATATTCTCAACGATGTTCTCAATGGTGTAACCAAAGAACCCATCATTGAAAAGATTCGCGATTTCAAGTACAAGTTTAAAGAACGACCTGGCTGGGAAAAAGGTTCGCCCAAGCGTGTCAACAACTTGACCATGTACGGCAACAAGGAAATCAAAGAAGGCAAAGCCAACATGCCCGGGCATGTACGTGCTGCTCTCAACTGGAATAATCTGCGTCGTATGAACAGCGATAACTATTCAATGGCCGTCACTGACGGGATGAAAGTCATTGTGTGTAAACTGAGACCTAATCCCCTGGGATGGACATCGATTGCTTATCCCACAGATGAACAACACTTGCCCAAGTGGTTTACTGAGTTGCCATTCAATGACTCCGAAATGGAAGCTACTGTGATTGACGGCAAGGTCGATAACTTGTTGGGCGTACTAGATTGGGATCTAGCATCAGCAACCAATACCGACAACACTTTTGAAAGTTTATTTGAGTTCTAAATGAAACTAAGTGACATTATTGCTTATAGAAATCATCTAGACGAAGCCACACCGTTGAACGGAGTTCTTGTGGCGCACGATCGCCTGGCACCGGTATTACACACAGTAAAGTCAAACGATATACAACTCACACACTTAGTGGATCGATTGAGTCGAGACTACAAGAATGTTTTGGGCAGTATTGATCATTTTGAACGAACTGTAGATGACATCAAAGACGAAATTTCACACTTGATTCAGCAGATGGAACCAGCTTACTTTGCCGAAAGCCTCAGGCTCTACAGCCAAGAAATGATTCACGACACTGCTGAGTACATACTGAATCGTCGCATTGAAATAACTCCGGATGTGGCCGGTTATATCACAGCACGTATACAAGCACACGGCGACTGGCATCATGCTGGTATGATTATACATCCTGGACACGAAGAATGGATCACGTATCTTGTGGGCCATGATCCCTTGTATCTTGTAGCACCCATGTCTGAATTGTTGGATCCGGCTGTGTTGCGATTTAACGATCAATATCAGCGACGCTTACGAACTTACACTGTGACCGAGTCTGTAGATAACCCCATATTGGAATACTTACCGGACAATCAGTTTGGTTTTTGTTTGGTGTACAATTTTTTCAATTACAAGCCACAAGAAATTATTAATCAATATCTCACTGAAATTTATCAAAAACTCAAACCTGGTGGCGTTGTGGCTTTTACATTCAATGACTGTGATCACTCAGGAGCCGCAGCATTAGCCGAACGCAGTTTCATGTGTTATACACCTGGACGAATGGTTCTTGCACATGCTCAAGCAGTGGGATTCCAAGTGAGACAGCGTTATCGAATGAACAACAGTACAACCTGGATAGAACTACAGCGTCCAGGACAAATGACATCGCTGAAAGGCGGACAGAGTTTGGCCAAAGTGGTAGACATTGGCCAATAAAAATATTACAATTAATACTTGTAGATCTAAATATCATCAAAGGACAAACAAATGAGAGACCACCTGTTAGACTTAGTAGAACACACATATGATCTGGGCTGTATTGACACAATCAAGATCACTGGCGATGCTACAGAAACCGCAATCAGCGGTGCAGCAGAAGACCGTTCAGTTGTGATCAGCGGCAAGTTTTTAGTGCCAGTAGCAGACTTTGTTGGCGTATTTGGTATGCCTAACTTGAGCAAACTCAAAGTGCTATTAAACTTAGGCGAGTATAAAGAAAATGCTCAGATCGCTGTAGTGCGTCAAGATCGCAATGGTGTACAACAACCCGTGGGTTTGCACTTTCAAAATGCTGCCGGTGACTTTAAAAACGACTATCGCTTTATGACTGCAGAGATTGTGGAAGAAAAACTCAAGACTCCCAAGTTCAAAGGAGTCACGTGGCACATTGAATTTGAACCCACTGTGGCTGGTATCCAGCGTCTTAAAATGCAGGCCAGTGCCAATGCTGAAGAACTCAACTTCCAAGCAAAAACTGACGGCACTGACTTGAAATTTTTCTTCGGCGATCATTCAACACACGCAGGCGAGTTTGTGTTCCAATCAGACATTTCGGGTTCGTTAAAACATGCATGGTCATGGCCGGTCAAACAGTTTATCAGCATCATGGATCTCACAGGCGACAAGATTGTTCGGATCAGTGATGACGGTGCTGCGCAGATCACTGTGAACTCGGGCATTGCTGAATACAACTACATCTTGCCAGCACAGCAAAAATAAATGACCGAACAACACAATCTCACAGCTAACCAAAAAGACTACGCTGTATTCCTTCCGGCTATCAGCAGTTTCTATGCCAATTATGTGGGCCGTCAACGTACTGAAAACTACATTGACGCCACACGTATGCCTGCTGGCATTCCCGACATGGAACAACTCAACTGGTTAAATCCACAGAAAGGTCTGTTCCCGTACCGGTACAGTTTGTATAGTGCAGGACATGCTGACTTGGACTTGACCAAGTTTGTGCCCAAAGAAGACATGGTTCGCAACAGAGATCCCAACACCATCATGTTGGCTGACTCGGGTGGGTTCCAGATTGCCAAGGGTGTATGGCCCGGACGTTGGGCTGATCCCAAGGACAAGGCAGCAGAAAAGAAACGCGAAGCTGTACTTAAATGGCAAATGGGCATTGCCACACATGGTATGACAATGGATATTCCCACTTGGACTTATCGAGATTCCAAGGCCGCTGCCTTATGCGGCATTCACAGTTATGACGATGCGGTCAATGCAACCAAGTTCAACAACGAATATTGGATGGCCAATCGATATGGTGAAACCAAGATCCTAAACGTGTTGCAGGGTGGTAACCATAACGAAGCTGATCTTTGGTATGCCACAATGAAAGACTACTGCGATCCCAGCAAGTACAAAAAGCATTTCAACGGTTGGGGTATGGGAGGTCAGAACATGTGCGACGTCGAACTGGTTCTCAAACGCTTGGTACACTTGATTCACGATCGTTTGTTGGAGCCGGGCATACACGACTGGATGCACTTCTTGGGTACAAGTAAATTGGAATGGGCTGTGTTGTTGACAGTTATTCAACGTGCGGTTAGACAATATCATAATCCCAGCTTTACCATCAGCTTCGACTGTGCCAGTCCGTTCTTGGCCACAGCCAACGGTCAGTTGTATCACAACATTACAACTGAAAATCGTAAGAAGTGGAGCTACAACATGAGCCCCACAGCCGATGATAAGAAGTATGCTGTAGACAACCGTTTGTTTGGCGACGCAGTAAGACAAGACGGCATTCATCCCATGTTTGAAGACAGTCCTTTAAGCAGCCGTTTGATGATTTCGGATATCTGTTATTACAAGCCAGGCGATCTAAACAAGATTGGCAAGGAAGGACGTACCAGTTGGGACAGTTTCAGTTATGCTCTGCTTATGGGCCATAATGTTTGGACTCATATCGAAGCTGTACAACGTGCTAATCGTATGTTTGATTCGGGTGTATGTCCGGATATGATGGTGCATCCGATCAATCCCGATTATGACGTGGCCAAGGTTATTGGTCGTGTTTTCGCTGCCAAAGATCGCTCAAAGAGCTTGCAAATTATTGCAGATCATGCTAAAGTATGGGAACGGGTAGTAGGAACACGTGGGTTTACCGGCAAGCGAGCAGTTAACTCACACAGTCAATTCAACAACCTATTTGACATAGAAGAAGAGGAAATCCCAGTGGATGATCTCGACGAAGGTCAATTAGACAAACTAGAAGAAAGCGTATGAAAAGAGCAGGCCACGAAGATGTAAAATTCTTCATAGGTACCGAAGTTGAACACACTCCGGCCCTGGGATCAAAAACCCTGTTTGTTGTAGGCGTTCAGCCCAATGATGATATTATGCATCATGTACAACAGCATCCAATGGGCATCGAGCATATCTATTTTGGTGCCAACATGAGCTTTCCTAATCCCCCAGTCAATGATTTTCACGCATGGAACTCATGGGAAGATATGATTTGCCCGTTCCTAGAGGCAGGCATGTGGTGTACTCTAGATTTAGATGTTAACGCAGTTGAGGGATTGGTGGAATCGCGTATGATTGAATATCATCACTTTATTCCCATGATCTCTGTCAAGTTACCTTATATCAAACAGCTGGGCTATAACGCCACAATCAAACTAGACGATCGAGATTTTGCAGCAACCAATCCCGGAGTATGGTGTCACAGCTTACACACTCTACAAAATCGCGAGGTGTTTACACCTTGGTCTCGATACACTAAGGACACGGTAATCAAATGAAATTTTTCGACAAGTGGTTTTATCGCAAAGCACGTTGGTGCTGGCATCGTGCAGGCGTTACGTACCCTGAGATCAAGGCCGAGCAGGATTATCTAGACAAAAATTACAAAATTTTGAACAGTTTAACCGGCAGTGACCTAATAGATAGAGACTCTGTTGTTTGTGTCAGTGACAACATCGACTTAGAACGTCCCATACGTTTCAAGGTTGCTGCTGCCGAAGGTGGCATGATTGTGGAAGTTAGTACATACGACGAAAAGAAGGATCGTAACATTGTTAAACATCACATTATCCCGGACGAAACGGAAGACAAAGCCGCGGCCATTGCTCGAATCGTATCGTGGGAATTTTTACGGAGACCACAACAGTGATTCAAGCAGAACGCGAACAAATAGAACGTATTAAATCAGCAGCACAACGACAAATATGGGTAACCTTCCAAAAAGAAGGCATCCATAAATATCCTGCGGCCTTGACAGATCCTGCATTGGCCACAGGAGATGAATATGATGTATCGTTTCTTGGTTATCCTCATCGCCACATCTTTCATTTCAGGGTGTGGATCGATGTATGGCACAACGACAGGGACATCGAATTCATCCAGTTCAAACGCTGGTTGGAGAACCTTTACCGTTCCCCCGATAACCATAATACAAATACCGTTTTAAGTTTAGATTACAAATCATGCGAAATGATTGCCGACGATCTGTATCTACAGATTGCCGCTAGATATCCCGGACGTAGTGTCTGGATAGAAGTAGCCGAAGATGGTGAGAACGGCTGCTTGATCAAGTACAATACTCACCGCCCTAATCAAACTGTTTCAATCTAAGGAAGTAAAATGGCCAAGCCATCAATTAAAGCCAATCCCAAGGTAGCACAAATTTTTGAGGATCTTGAACAATATCTGGATTTTTGTCGTAGATACGGATATCGATTTAACGAAGCCGATCTATACAATTGGAAAAGCTACGCTTATCAACAATTCAACAAGAGTCTACAGGGCAAACATGTCAAAGACATGTGGTTCCAAGACATGCCACGAGGCCGATAAAAATGCGTAAGCTATTTTACATGGGTCTTGAGTCGTATGAAGCTCGTTACACTCTACAACTGACAGAATGGAATCGTCGAGTATTTGATCGACGCGGCCTTGATGTTGTGTATGTGCCTGGCAGCACCATCGATGATACCAAAAGTATTAGTGTAGGACAAGTGTTGGATGCACACGGTCGTAGCTATTTTAGCATGAGCCAAATGATGAACTTGGTTCAAATGATGCGTAACGGGGAAGTAACCAATGAAGATGTTATCTATTTTGAGGACATGTTTCAGCCCGGCATTGAATCGCTTCCGTACATTATGGATCAGATTCCTGCAGAGCAGCGTCCTGCAGTTTATGTTAGATGCCTTGCTCAAGCCATTGATCCTGATGACTTTGTTCATGTATGGGGTATGGCAAAGTGGATGGGCTTGTATGAAAAAATGGTCAATGAGTTTGCGACAGGCGTACTTGCGACTAACGAAGAAATGGTAGCACACATGCGTATTGCTGGCTGGACTGCTCCAATCTACAATATTTCGGGCTTGGCTTTTGGCAAAGAAGAAGTGCTGGAACGCATTGGCGGAGCCGAAAACATTCGACCATTTGCTGCACGTAAGCGCAGAGTGGGATTTGCTGCTCGTTTCGATCAAGAAAAACAGCCTGGTTTTTACATGGACCTAGCTGAACGTTTCCAAGAAAACAACAGCGACGTGACCTTTGCTATCTTTTCTGGTGGCCCATTGCGCAGTAACAATCCTGAGTATGTGGCACGAGCAAGAGCTTTGGCAGCAGCAGGAAAATTAGAGATTCACGAAAATCTGACCAAGAATGAATACTATGCCTTGGTCAATGACAGCCGGGTGCTGTTTAACTGTGCGTTACAGGATTGGGTTTCCAACACTGTTAGCGAAGCTGATACCCTGGGTTGTAATGTGTTGTATCCGGCTTATAGATCGTTTCCAGAAACATTTGCCAATGATCTCAATAGATTGTACATTCCGTGGTCAGAAGATGACGCTTACGAAAAACTCAAACTGTTGCTGAACGAACCACATCACAACATGGGTCTAATCAGCGACTGGAACAATGGTACTGTTGATCGCATTGTGGATATCATCACTGACAATCATCGAGCAAGATGGGATCGTTCAGGTAATCGTTATAG